ATTTTTACTGGCATCCTGCGCTTCAGCGACGCCGGCGCGGACTACGACAACTGGCGGCTGGGCGGCTTCAATGGATTCGATAGCGCGCTGGCGTTCACGGCCCAGCCCGGAGCGATGACGCGCCCGGTGGTGCCGCTGCTGCGCGTGGGTGCGATGCCCTACTGGTTCATTGCGAATGGGCGGCGCGTAGTCATGGTGGTGAAGGCCAGCACCGTCTATGAGTCCATGTACCTGGGATTCCTGAATCAGTACGCAAACCCCAGTCAATACTCGTACCCGCTCGTTGTCGGCGGCTCTATGACGTGGTTTACCGAGCCGGCTTCAAACTCCCAGAACTGGCGCTGGAGCTACCAGGGCATCGAGCACGCCGCGTTTGCGGTTCCCCGCGCCAGCACGGGCTCGGATAACGATTTCACACTCCGACTGCGCAGACCCGACGGGATATTTCAGGGGTTCGCCAGCGCAAAGCAGGGTGGAACGCAGCAGGGTTTCGTGTGGCCCTACGGCTACAGCATGACCAACATGATCTCCAATCTGGACGGCAGCTATTCTCTGCTGCCCATCGTGCTGCACGAAGACGACAGCAACTTGGGCGTATATCCCAACATTATCTTCACTACTCCGAATGTGTGGGGCGAACTCGACGGGGTTTACGCTGTGACCGGTCACGCCAACGCCTCTGAGAACACGATCACCGTGGGCCGCACGGACTATCTGGTGGTACAGAACATCTATCGCACGACCAAGACGGACTTTTTCGCCACGAAGTTGGCGTGAGGAACCGAGGATGGCATACGAAACCGGAACAGCGAGCAGCCCGAACGACCTGCTGCAAAAACTGGTGACCTTCCTGACCAGCGCGGCTGTTGGCTGGACACAGGACATGAGCCAGGCGGACGGCACAGGTTGGCGGGCGCATCTTCATAAAGGCAGCGTTTACGTCCATTTGAAGAGCACGACCGGGGCCGTAAACCCTTGGGGTTATATCCCTGCTCCGTCTCCTGGCGCGACGAGCGCAGGGCTGCACGTCTACTTGGGCACGGGATTCAACAGCGGCGCGAACTGGAACGCTCAAGCGGGCGGGCCGCTCTTGAGCGGCACCAGCACAATCACCGGCGTAAGTATGCCGGTGCCTGCGGGCGCGATCACCGCATACCACTTCTTCAGCGACAGCGCCGCCGACAACATCGTAGTAGTCGTGGAGAAAACTACGGGCATTTTCACGCACCTGGGTTGGGGCACGTCCCTTGCCAAATGCGGCTCGTTCACGGGCGGGCCGTACTTCTTTGGGGCTACAAACGGTTACAACTTCGCGAGCACCAGCACCACAAGTTTCGGAGCGCAAAACGGCCCCACGGCCAGAGCGCCGTTCATGTACGCGGACTTTGGCATAGCAGCTTGCGGGTATGTGCGCGCCGATGTGGATACGTTCACCGGCAAGTGGCTGGGCTGCACGAATAGCGCGTCTCAGCCCACCGGGGGCTACACAGGCAAGAACCTCGCTACCGAGTATCGCGCGGGCGCGACACCCCCTGCAGAGATCGCCAATGTGGAAATGCTGTATGAACGCGCCACGTCCTCATTCAATTCCCAGGCACACCTCATTCCGGTTCGGGTTTGGGCGGCCAGAGACGCAGGCGGCTACTCATTGCTGGGCGTGGTACCCGGAGTGTTCTGGACGAACGCCACGGGTCATACGGCAGGTGCCACGCTGAATCCGCCGCCTGGCTACTCACCTGGTACCGTCATCACGCTGGGCGCAGACAGCTACACGATCTTTCCCTTCTTTTCGGTCAAGAAGGTTACGTAATGGCGAGCCTCAGCGGCAATCTGACGCCCAGCCCTGTCTCGGTGCCACACCCAGGGGCATCTGCGTCTCTGAGCCAGCTTGCCTTCGGGCTGACAGGCTACCGCGCCTGGGGACTTGTCGGCTCTCAGCAGAGCGGGCCGATCACCCGGAATCAGATCGTGGAGCTCATGCTGACCTACGTGGGCGCGCTCGCTCCGATGACCGGCAGCGAGCTGTTCGAGAAAGTTATCGTCACGCCGCGCGAGAAGAAGCTGGGCTTCGTGCTCAGCGCGAATCTGTTCGCCGTGGACGTGTGGAACACCTTCCGCGAGACGCTGCGAACGATGGTGCGCATTGACATCGCGGGGGGCGGCGGAACCCTCGTTGACAACCCCTTTGGTGTGCCGCTGGTTTTCGGGGCCATGCAGTCGCGGCAGTTCCAGGCCACGGTGCCCCAGGACGGCGACGCGCAGATTCAGAACACGGTGACCTTCGTCTTCACCGGAATCGGCGGCACGGACCTGCTGGTCACCGGCACGCGCATCACGGTGTTCTCGCCTGACCCGGATTGGCAGGAACCCATCCGCGAGCGCACCGAGTACCTGACCGAGATCATGAACGCCTACTCGGACACCGAGCAGCGCGTCCAGCTGCGCAAGACGCCGCGCACCAGGTTGCGCTTCAAGGTGCTGACGCTCGAGGTGCGGGACACCGCCGCGCTGCACGCCCTGCTGTGGGGTTGGCAGGGGCGCATCTATGGCGTTCCGTTCTGGCCGGACGCACAGCCGTTGCTTGCTAGTGTGAGCATCGGGGCCACGTTGATTCAGGTGGACACCACGATGCGCAAGTTCACGGCGGGCGGGCTGATGATGCTCTGGCGCGATATGCACACGGTTGAGGCCCTGAGCATTCAGACCGTGGCGGCGGGCAGCATCACGCTCACGGCCCCGACTACGCAGGCCTGGGCAGCGGACGGCCGCACCTACGTCGTTCCGCTGCTGACTGGCCGCTTGCCGGATGACACCGGCCTTTCGCGCGTGAACAACACTGTGGCTGAGCTCGACGCCGAGTTCGAGTGCGAGGTCGTCTGATGCCGACCACCTACCAGGGCTTCGACGTGCTGGAGATCGAGCCGAGCGCCGTTTCGAGCCGCGAGTTCACTCACCGGCGCAGCCTGGCGCGTCTCGATTCGCGCACCGGAAAACTGCGGGCTCGTGATCGCAGCGGCGTGGCCGTGGTGAGCCCGGGCGGCTTCGTGTGGCTGATGGAAGGGCGCGCGGAGATTCAGGCGTACCGGGATTTCATCGTGGCGCGACGCGGAGCCCTCGTACCCGTTTGGGTCCCGACCTGGAACCGCGACTTGGAGATGGACGCTGATCTTTCAGCGGGCAACGTGAACCTCAGCATCAGCAAGATCGGCTACACCAAGTTCATGTTCCCGACCGTGGCGCGGCGGCACATCGCGTTCCTGCTGGCCGATGGCACCAGGTACTACCGGAAGATCATCGGGTCGAGCGAAGCCAGCAGCAACGAAGTGCTGACGCTCGATAGCAGCATCAGCGCGCTGGTGCCAAAGGTCACGATAGTTTCTTTCCTGACCCTTTGCCGCCTGGCCGCAGACGACCCTGAGCTTGCCTGGCACAACCGCGACGTGGCCGAGGCCGTGCTGGACTTCGTGGAATTGCCGAAGGAGGTTCCCGCGTGACCTACGCATCCCGCGAGACGAGCCCGTCGAGCGGCCAGCCGTTCGAGCTTTACCTGTTCCAGACCGAGACGCAGACCTGGCGGCTGACCAGCGCGGACAGGAAGATCACCTACAACGGCCAGATTTACGAGCCGGAAGCCATCATCCGCACGGCCACGGGCCAGGGCCAGGAAACCACCAGCGGCTCAATCAAGGTGACGATTCCGAAGGAGCACGCCATCGCGCTGCTGTTCGTCTCCTACATCCCCGCGACGCCGCTCAGCCTGGTGATCTTTCGCGGCCATGAGGGTGAGCCGGACAGCGAAGTGGTGACGCACTTCACGGGCCGCGTGACCATGGCCACGTTCGGCGAGGACTGCGAGCTGACCGTGGTGCCCGAGCGCGATGTGCTCCGCAAGCGCGTGCCCGGCCCGAAGTACCAGAAGCCCTGCAACCACATCCTCTACGACTCCGGCTGCCAGGTGGACAAGGCTCTGTTCAAGGTAACCACCACGCTTACGAGCGTTGCGGGTGAAACAATCCGGGCCGCCGCGTTCGCTACCAAGCCGAACGGCTGGTTCAACGCGGGCTACATCGAGAAGGGCACCGAACGCCGCATGATCATCAATCACGTGGGCGACACGGTGACGCTTCTCAATGCAATGGCCGGGCTGGTCGCGGGAGATGTGATCGCAGCCTACGCGGGCTGCAACCGCAGCTTCAGCGATTGCAACACGAAGTTCAACAACGCTCCCAATTTCTTCGGGTTCGAGTTCATCCCTGGGCGCAACCCGTTCAACGGGCTGGAGTAGGCATGGGGTTCTGGTTCGCGTTCTTCCTGTTCGTGGGCACCACCGTGCTTTCGGCCCTGCTGCAAAAGAAGCCGAAGGACGTGCAGCCCTCTTCCCTGGGCGACTTCCAGGCCCCGACTGCCGAGGAAGGCCGCGCCATCCCGGTGATCTTCGGCACGGTGAAGCTGGCCGCCCCGAATGTCGTGTGGTTCGGCGACCTGAAGATCAACGCCATCAAGAAGAAGGCGGGCGGCTTCCTGGGCATCGGCGCGAAGAAGGTCACGGTCGGCTACAAGTATTTCGTCGGCCTGCATATGGCCCTATGCCACGGCGTCGTGGACAGCCTGCTGGCTATCATCGCCGGTGAAGACAAGAACGTTCCCTACACGTCCATGGTGATCAACGGGCCGGGCGGCGAAGACTACCTGAAGATCACGATTGACCAGCCCAAGCTCTTCGGCGGCGACGACAAAGAAGGCGGACTGAAGGGCACGATCTTCTTCTATCGTGGCCAGCAGATCCAGGAGGGCAACAGCTACCTGGCCAGCAAGCTCGGCCTCTCTCCCGCGCCCGCGTATCGCGGCTTGTGCCATGCCGTAGCCCAGCAGCTCTACGTCGGCACCAGCCAGTACATGAAGAACCTGGCCTTCGTGCTGAAGCGGCTGCCGCGCAACCTGAGCCTCACGGGAAATAACCACGACATCGGCGGCGATGCGAATCCCGCCGAGATCATCTACGAACTGATGACCAACCCCGTCTGGGGTCTGGGCATTCCGTCGTCGCGCTTCAACCTGTCGAGCTTCCAATCGGCAGGCAACACGCTGGCCAGCGAAGGCATGGGCATGAGCCTTCAGTTGGACTCAGAAGCCGCCGCCGACCAGGTGGTGGACGACATTCTGCGCCACATCGACGGCGTGGTTTACACCGACCCGGCAACCGGGCTGTGGAACCTGACGCTGGCGCGCGCCGACTACAGCATCCCTTCGCTGCTGGAGCTGAGCGAGAACGACATCCTGGAAGCGCCGGAGTTCTCGCGCGGCTCCTGGGAAGAAACGCTCAACGAGGTCAAGGTCACCTACCTTGACCGCGCTAGCTTCAAGGAGCGCGTCGTGCAGGCGCAGGAGATGGCCAACTTCGCCATCCGGGGCCAGCTTTCGAGCGACACGATCCCCTTCCGCGGCTTCTCGAACGCGACCATCGCGCAGAAGGTTGCCATGCGCGAGCTCAAAACTCACAGCTATCCGCTCGCGCGCGGGCGGCTCAAGGCCAACCGCAAGGCGTGGAATCTTCGCATCGGCGGCGTGTTCAAGTTCACCTGGACTCCCCTGGGCATCAGCGGCATGGTCGTACGCATCACGGCAATCAACTACGGCGCGCTCGAAGCAGGTGAGATTCAGATTGACTTCGTCGAGGACATTTTCGCCGTGGCCTTCACCGGTTACACCCCGCCCACGGGCAGCGGATGGACTGACCCGCTGACTGATCCTGTCGCGCCCACCACGCAGTTCCTTCAGGAAGTGCCCTATCACCTGACCGACTTCGGCGAGCGGCGGCTCATGGTCGCCGCAGTGCGCGGCGATGGCACCAGCACGGGCTTCGAAGTCTGGACGGACGAGGGCGCGGGTTTCTATCAGTCGAACACCATCGAGAGCTTCTGCCCCAGCGGAGTGCTGCAATCCGCCTACCTGCGAAACACGGCGGCGCTCGACAATACCGGCTTCGTCGTCCAGGGCGGCAAGGACCTGGAGCGGCTGGTCTCGACCGATGCCGGAGGCCGCGCACGCGGCGACAACCTGCTGGTGATTGACGATGAGTGGATAAGTTGGACGACTGTCACCGACAACGGCGACGGCACCTACACCATCGGCGGCATCGTCCGCGGAATCTTCGACACCGTACCGGCAGATCACTTGGCCAATGCGCGTGTGTTCTTCATCAGCGATGGCTCGGGCCTGGCGCGAGAGGATGATTACCCGGCAGACCAAACTATCAGCGCCAAGTGCCTGCCCTTCAACTCGCGCAACACGGTGCCCATTGGCAGCGTCAGCGCCGTCACCCGCGCAATGGCCAGCCGGGCACAGAAGCCTTACCCGCCCGGCAACGTCCAGGTCAACGGCGTGTACTGGCCCGTGGCCACGAAAGAGGATGCAAGCCTCAGCTGGGCGCATCGCCATCGCACGGCGCAGACCAGCGTCGTCCAGCAGGACGCCGGCAGTCAGGCCGCCGCGCCCGAAGGCAACTATACGGTTGAAGTCTATGTCGGCGGTGTGCTGAAGCAGACTTACGCCGCGCTTACCGGCACGTCTCAGACTTACACGGCCTTGCAGCGGTTCACCGACGACAAGGACGGCAGCAAGACCGTGCGTTTCAGAATCAAGCCCGTCAACGGCAGCCTCACGGGCACCATCCGCGATACCGACGCCTTCACGATGAGCGGCATGGGCTTGTGCCTGGGGCTCGAACTAGGGGGAAGGAATGCCTGACCACGCTAGCGTCACTGTCGGCCCGAAGCTGGGCAAGATGATCTACGGCAACATCGGGGCGGGACACATCAACGGCTTCCGGGCTTTCTTGCGCGCCTTCGACCAGCTGGTGCAGGCCACGGTGAAGCAGCAGGGCGTGAACACCCCGCCCGGAAGCCCGGTTAACGGCGATGCCTACATCGTCGGCTCGGCCCCTACCGGCGCATGGGCTGGCCAGGCCGGGAAGATCGGCGTCTGGTCCACCGAGATCACCACGACCGACACGGACACGAAGGTGCCCGCCTGGGAGTTCCATACGCCGAAGGAGGGATGGCTGGCCTACGTGGAGCAGGACGACGCGCTCATGCTCTACAACGGCACGGCGTGGACGTTTGACTTCAAGATCGCTGGTATCCCGCAGTTCGCGGGCACCAATACGACCGGCTCAGGTAGCGCCTCGCTCGGCGCGAACTGCCCGGCACTGACCCCGACCGCGCCCTACACCTGGATTCAGGTCAAAACCGCCGACGGCAGCACGGCCTACATCCCCGCGTGGAAATGACCGGCCAGCAGCATGGGGCCTACCATTCGCCGGGACTTGTCATTTCTATTTCACATGTATACCATCTGCGCATTAAGCGTTGCTCCGGCATGTAGGGGACATCTTTGCATGCGCCCAAAGGCGAAGCTAAAGGTTCTCAGCCGAATGAGGCATCATGGGGAGGAAGTGTTGCTCCGCATTTATGTAAGGCCGCGCCCCAAGAGCCTAAGCTTCGTCGAAATTCGCGACCCGGAACTTCGTCAGCTTTTTGACAACGCGCTTGACCTGACGCACTATGCAAAGTCGTGCCAACGCGTTGGACGCTGCATGCGATTGGCGGTCATGCAGGACAATCACTGGGTTGGCGGAATTGTCTTGGGCTCGACATTCCCGAATGTCGGCGTACGTGATCAAGCCCTCGGTTTGAAGGTTTACATAGCGGGATTCGCGTCAAGAGGCTTGAAAAACCCTTGGTCTGCAAAGAACCGAGACTATTGGGAGTGCCTCCAGACGATCGTCAACCACGCAAGGACCTTCATATTCCCCGAGTTTCAGGGTCGCGGACTTGGAAAAGAAGCTCATCGCCTCTTGCTTATGAGCGGAGTTCAACTGTGGGAGACAAAGTATCAACAAAGAGTGTATGCGTTCGATACGCTTTGTGACCATGCGGACTCTGGGCTGTTTCTTGCCAATGGCTGGACGCATGTTGGAGAGACGCGAGGATTTACGGCGAATTATCGCAAGCCATTCAGCCTCCGGAAAGGGGCATCGCCGTCCATAAACAATGCCTCGCTCCATCCCGGTCCGACAAAGTGGCAGGTTTGGGTTCGCGTGGTTCGACCGGAGCTAAGGCCCCGAATCGCAGGTCTTGCTACTCTTCCTTCCGCGCAGAGGTGAAAGACTTGTTCCTCCTTTGCACATACTTGGATGGCGACCGGTGGGAAAGTGGACTTGAGCCACTCTTGTACCCCACTGGTATGTC